ACATTCCGCATTAACCCCGGGGCCGCGTTTCGACCGAGGAAGGTTTTGAATGAACAAGCAACTCAAGCGCACCGCCGAGGTCACCGCACCAGCAGCAACACCCAGCATCCGCGACCGGATCAAGGAGTTGCGCCGCATCAAGGCTGGCGACCTTCGGGCCAACGCAAAGAATTGGCGGCTCCATCCCGAGGGGCAGAAGAGTGCGCTCTCCGGCTTGCTCAAGGAGATCGGCTTTGTCGGCGCACTGATCGCGCGCGAGGTCGAGGGCGGCCAGCTCGAATTGATCGACGGACATTTGCGCGCGGACATCGCGGAAGACAGCGAGGTGCCGGTGCTTATTGTCGATCTCGACGCGGAGGAGGCGGCGAAGATACTGGCGACATACGACCCGCTGACCAGCATGGCGGTGGTCGACGACGCGGCACTCGCGGCGCTGCTCGAAGAGGTCGACATCGACGACAACGCCGAGCTTCGCAAGCTGATGGAGGACCTGCAGGACAAGTTCGAGGAGGAGGAAGAGACCGCGACCGAGGAGCCGCACGAGGTTCCCGGCATGGTGCTCAACCCGCATGAGCACTACGACTACCTCGTGGTGCTGGCATCGACCACGCACGAGTGGAACGTGATCTGCGACCGGCTCCAGCTGAAGCCCGAGAAGCGGCGCGGTCGCATGGGCACGTGCCGCGCCATCAGAGCATCGCGACTGCTCGACCTGCTGAAGCCATCCGATGCGTAATCCCGTGCGAAACCGTGGAGCCACTGAGAGCACGAAAAGCCCCGCAAGGGGAGCACTTGGTGGTGCTGAAGCGGGAGTAGGCTTGCCACTGGGCGGACAGTGGCCAGGGGTTGTGGGTGACCTGCGCGGCAGCGGAACCCTCAGCAATGCTTGACTACGCAATCGTCGTTCCATCACGCAAACGCGCCGACGACATGGAGGCACTGCGCGAGCTGCTGCCGACAGCGCTGATCTGCGTGGACGAACGTGAGGCCGCCGACTACGCCAAGACCGTGCCGAAGGAAAACCTGCTGATACATCCGCCATCGACCGGCGCGCCGGCAGCTCGCAACTGGATTATCGACAACGTCAAGGCATCCTGTCTGATCCAATGCGACGACGATCTGCGCGCGGTGCAGGTCACGACCGGGAGCCGGCGCAGGCTGACCGACCCGGACCGCATCCTCGCGATCCTGGAAAATGCGATGACAGCATGCAGCGATCTGGGGCTGAGCACGTTCTGCTTCTCGCGCACGCCGAACACCACGGTGATCAGGCCAAACGAGCGGCCAATCGTTCCGGTGCAGCAGGTCTACGGCTGCTTCGGCGTCATGAACGCGGCGCGCAAGCGGCATTACGACGAGACACTGAAGAGCCGCGCCGACCTGGACTGGACATTGCAGACGCTGCTGCATGATCGCTGCGTCTATGCCGATGTCCGGTTTTACTTCGACTTCGGCAGCTCGTTTTCCGGCAGCGGCGGCAATTCCGGCCTCGTGACGCCGAAGGACTTCGAGGACGCGACACGCACGGTCGCGAAGCGCTGGGGCACCTCGATCAGCTTCAAGCGTCCCGGCTATCGCAAGTCGGGCGACACCTCGCCCGGTCGGCCGAACGTGAAGCGCCACAACAGTCTCGCGAAGCGCTGATGGCGTTCCTGACCGAGAAGACGCTGTTCATCCACGTGCAGAAGACCGGCGGCATGTCGGTGCGTCAGGTGCTCTACCAGTGCACGCCGCTTGGCCGCGAGAGCGGCGACTCGGAAGACGAGCGGCATTTCGGCTTGCCGGAGCTGCGCGCCTCGCACCCGGGCATCGAGGCCGGCCGGTTGTCGTTCGGGTTCGTGCGGCATCCGGTGGCGTGGCTGCGGAGCCGGTGGGCGTTCGCGGTGATGACCGGCTTCGTGACCCACACCAAGCACGGTCGCAGCGCGGCGGCGACCTGGATGGCGTGCTGCTGGTCCGACAATTTCGAGACCTTCATCGAGAGGTATCTGGAGCGCTATCCAGGCGTCGCGACGCAGACCATGTTCCGCATGCTCGGGCTATGGTCCGACAAGCCGGCCGACATGATCGGCAAGACCGAAACCCTGATGGAGGACCTGCGGCGCATCCTCGAAGCGGCAGGCGAGATTGTGCCGCCGACGGCCTTCACGCGCTCGCGCACGAACGAAACGATGAAAGCCATCGCGCAGCGCGCGACGCTTTCGCCGATCCTGCATCAGGGCATTCTCGACGTTGAGGAGCTGCTCTGCCGCAGGTTCAATTACGACTGACGCGCTGCTCCTTCAGCTTCCAGAGCCGATAGGCCTCGTCTTCGTATTCGTCCTTCGGTGGCTGCGGCACCAGCTTGGCGCTCTCGGCGCGGAAGTAGTCGATGCCGCGGCCCTTGGCCTTGCCGGCGATGGTGTGCTGATCGTTGATCCAATCGGGGATCGTCGGGACGAAGCCTTCCAGCAGGCCGTGCAGCCCGATGGACGCGGCGAAGTGGCAACCCTTGCGGGACTTCGGTGCGGCGCACAGCAGCCGGATCGCGTTGCCGACCATCAGGCGGGCCTCGCCCGGGTTGTCGACGTTGTAGCGCTGGCGGGACTGCGCGAGCGCCGCGGCGACGAACGGAACGACCCACGGCGCGGCGACGGTTTCGATGTCCTCGTGGCTGATGACCTCCAGTCGATTGCACACCATCGAGTGGAAAGCCTTGCTGGTGTGGAGGAGTTCGCAGGCGACCTGCATCGCCTCGACCTCCATCCCTCTGCGGATGTACTTCTGCATCGCGGAGACGCAGCCCATCGCAGGGAGACCGTTCTTGGTTGGCGGGATCATTGGATTGCTTCCTCTGTGAGTAGTCCGGTTGCGAGTAGATCGGCGACGAAGTGTTCGAACGTGTCGGTGCGGTAGGTTACTCCGGTGAAGAGCGTGGCGCGTTCCGCCATGGCTTCCATGAAAGCCTGATCGCTGTCGGCCTTGACGAAAGCCTTGCGGTGAAACGCCGCGATCAACTCGCGCGCGTCTCGGCAGATGTAGGCCTGTCCGCCGCGGTCGATGAACCTTCGCACCGGATGCTCCTAGACGTTGACCCATTCGGATCGCGCGCCGCTGAACCGCAACTGCACGGTCTTATCGTCCCAGCGTTGCGCGATGCATACCAGCTTTGAATTGGGCGGCGCTGCCGCCTCCGAAGCGCGGACGAAGATCGCCGCGCCGTCGAAGTAGATCGAGAAGCAGCCGCCTTCGGCGCGAGCGCGTTCGGTGGCGCGGTGACGCGCGACGGGATATGCCGGGTGCGCGCAGGCGTCGGTGTCGGTGAGGGTGGTCATGGTCGCTCTCCATTGGTTCGGTGGTGATGATGGGAAGCGCCCCGACTTGGGAGCGCTTCCCCTTAGCGTGTCCGCCTATTCGGCGGACGGTACGAGAGCTAACGCGGGCGGGGCAACCGCGACCGGCGGCGGCTCAACCGTGGCCCCGAGCATGACCGCGATGACCGCGAAGCTGTCGGCGACCACAAACCCGCCGCCGTCGGTGAACGTGATGCGGGTGCCGGCCCGTCCGCCCTTGCGCGGGTAGAAGCAACGGATTGCTTCGACCTGGACGACGCACGGCTTGGTGGTCTCGATGGCCGCACCGGTTTCGTTTTCGTCGTACTGAGTGCGGTCGATCATGTTCAAGGTGATGGTTCTCATTTTACTCTCCTGGTCTTCTGCTTTTGGCTGCCGTTTTTGCCGGTGGCTGCCTTGCCGGTGACGCGAGCGCGCGGCGCGTACCCTTCGCGGTGTAGACGCGAGCGCTCGTGAAAGGTCTTGTGCTTGCCGTCCCACGACTGCCGGACGGCGAGGTGCAGCGCGGCGACGGGGAGACCGAAATCTCGGTACCCTTGCTCGACGCGCGCGAGGTAGGACGTGGACGGCGGCATGATGCCGGTCGAGTTCATGACGTACATCATCAGCTCGTCCGGCTGGCCGTTGCGTTCGATGGGAAGAATGACCTTCTGGTAGAGCCCGGACCGGATGCCTTCGTAAATGTCGAGCGAGCGCTCGCAATCCTTGGTGATCCTCCAGAGCGCTCCGGGGCAGGTCGCGCCGGGTTCGGCGATAACGTCCGCGACCCCGCGGAAAACGAGACGCGCATCCTGGAGCGTGAACTTGCGGAGCGGGATCGCGTCCGGGCAACGCCGCTGCATTTCGCGTTTGTTGAGGTTCGAGCCGTAGGCGAAATAAAGCATTGTTCCCTCCCCTTTATGCGGCTGCGGTGGCTTGGTGGAGCGCGATAGCGCGGGCGCGGATGAAAGCGGCCTCGCTTTCGTCCGCCTCGATTAGCTGGCTGAAGCCTGCGAGGTTGACCGGGATTGCTGCGCCGTTCGTGGTCTCGGCGAAGAAGCGATCCGTGCCCCGCTCGCGGATAGTGCGGACCGCGAGGCCTGCGAGGCGCGCCTGTCGGTTAACCGAGAGCGCCGCGAATTCGGTGCCCGCAATGATCTCTTCGCGCGTCGCGCCGGCCGGCCGCGTGATGAACTCGGCGACGCGGCGCGCCTTGACCGGAAGGCTGGAGAAATCGCGCGCGGTGTTGTCGGTGCCGCCGATGCCGGTTTTGCCGAGCTGCGCGGCGCGGACCATTTTTAGGCAAATGATGATCCAAGAAACCGCCTTCGTTGCGTCTACCGTTCCGGCGTGCTGACGGAATTCTACCGTGGAGTGCTTGAGGAACGCGGCGAGGTTTAGCTTGTAGTACCGGCGGCCGAAGGACCCGGAAGGCTCCCCCGTCGCGTGATAGATGACCTGATCGAGCGAGGCCGCGCTGTCGATTGAACCGTCGCGAGCGCCGTTGCGAAGCCCTTTGCAAAAATTGTTGGCGCGCCGGCTGAGCGGGTGGAGCTGGTCTATCGCGGGCTCGAAGCGAGCGTAGAGTTTCGTAATGGCCTTGAAGAAATCCAAATCGGCCCGGAAGCCGCCGACGTGAACGTGAAAGCCGCAAGACTTGTTGACGGTGATGCCGAGCGCTTCGAACGCGTCGCAAATCGCGCGGACCTGATCGAGGCCTGATTGGCCCTTGAGGACCGGCGAAACGAATTCCGCGCCTTCGCCGTTGCGGGTGCGGATGCTGCCGTCGCGGACGACCTTCCAAGCCGGCGTATTCGGGTTGGTAACTGCGGTCCGCAAACCTTCGTTGACCGGAAAGCCCGTGCGGTTCGCGATGCTGGTGGCCGCGAAGGAAAGCGAGAAACCGCGCGGGAGGATGGTTTCGAATTCGACGCCGAATGAGAGATTGGCGAGATCGGAGTGCATTTCTGGTCCCCTTGTGCCTCTGGAAAGGCCGTCTGGAATGATTGGAGAGTACGCCTAACATACTGATATGTCTAGACAATTCCGGCAATTTACAGCGAAATATTATTGCGTTTTTTCGCCTTTGCATCCGGTGTGTTATGAGGAATTGGCCCTTTTTGGCCGCTTGGGTTGGTCCCCTTGTCGGTTTTTGAGGGCTTGGGGCGGTAGGCTGGAACCTGCCGCCCCTCCAAATTCCCCGGAGGTCCCGATGGCGCGGCACACCCAACCCGACGCGGTCAAGGCGCTGCGCGGCAATCCCGGCAAGCGCAAGCTGATGCTCGACGACGGCACCGTCGAGCGCCGCGGCACTCCGGTGGCCATCGAGGTCCCGCCCTTCCTGACGCACGAGCGCGAGCGCTCGATCTTCCTGCGCATCGTCGATGACTACCTGCAGCGCAGGATCGCGCGCCCGGTCGACTTCATGGCCTATGGCCGATGGGCGTCGTATGTGCACCGATGGATGACGTGCAAGGAGGAGGTCGACGGCAAGAGCACCTACTATCCGCAGAAGTCTCCGCACGTCACGCAGTTGAAGCGCAAGCCAGCGTTCGCCGATATGTTCGACCTTGAGCGCGCAATGATCGCCCTCGAAGATCGCCTTGGGCTCAACCCGGTGGCGCGACAGGCAATCATTCGCGGTCTGGCCGGAATGCCGGTCGTGTTCGAGGAGGAGCAGCCGCCGGCCGAAGGCGAGCCACCGAAGGAGACCAAGCCGCGCGAGATGCCGGCCGATGCCGGACCGCTCGGCTATCTGCAGGCCGCCGGCAAGTTGAACTGACGTGGCCGGGAAATATTACTTCGACAAGGCAATCGCCGACGCGGCGGTCGGGTTCTTCCCAAGGTTTCTGTGCTTCGTCGATGGCGAGTGGGCCGGCAAGCCGTTCCAGCTCCAGCCATGGGAAGCCCACATCGTCTCCCAGGTCTTCGGCTGGCGGCGGCGCAAGGACGGCATGCGGCGCTATCGCTTCGTGCGGGTGTGGGTGCCGCGCAAGAACGGCAAGACCGAGCTGGCGGCCGGTCTGGCGCACCTGCTGACGGTCGGCGACGGCGAGCCCGGCGCACAGGTCTACTCGCATGCGCTCGACGCCGCTCAGGCCACGCTCTGCTTCGAGAAGGCGGCCCGCATGACAGCGCTGTCGACGGCGTTGTCGAACCTGTACGAGATCACCAAGACATCGCTGTTCTGTCCGGCACTGATGTCGGCATTCCGTCCGTTGTCAGGCGAGGCCTACGGCAAGCACGGGCTGTCGCCGCACGCCAACATCGGCGACGAAGCGCACGCCTGGAGGAACGGCAAGCTGCACCGGTTTCTGATCCAAGGCATGGGCTCGCGTCGGCAGCCGCTCGACATCACCATCAGCACCGCCGGCGAGATCAAGACCTACGGCCACGATCTCTACGAAACAAGCAAGGCGATCTTCCTGAAGCCGGAGCTTGATCCAGAGACGTTCGTCTCGATCTACGAAGCAGACCAGGAAGACGACTGGACCGATCCGAAAGTCTGGGCCAAGGCCAATCCTAATCTCGGCGTCTCGCTCAAGCGCGAATTCCTCGAAGCCGAATGCAAGCGGGCGCAGCAGAGCCCACGATTGGAAAACGACTTCAAGCGCTATCACCTAAACCTGTGGGTCGAGCAGACCAAGCGCTGGTTTCCCATGCGGAAGTGGAGCGCAAACACCCGCGATCCAAACAACGCGATGTTGTGGAAGCAGCTAAACGACGAGCTGCGCGGCAGCCAAGCCTTCGGCGGTCTCGATCTGGGTTCGACGGACGACATCACCGCGCTGTCGTGGGCGATCAAGTCACCAAACGAAAGCGACCGGCTCACGTTCGTCCGCCGCTACTGGTGCCCGGAGGATCGAATCGCGGAGCGAGACAGCCCCCGCACCCCGTATCGCCGATGGGTGAAGGACGGTATTCTGACGCCAACGCCCGGGAACATCACCGACTTCGACTTCATCGAGAAGCAGGTGATGGCCGACTGCGAGCGGTTTCAGTGCCGGGGGCTCGCGATTGACCGCTGGAATGCCACGCAAGTCGCTGTGCATTTGCAGAACGAAGGTTTACCAGTACAGTTGTTCGGCCAGGGCTATGCGTCGATGGGCGCACCATCGAAGGAAATCGAGCGTCTGTTCCTCGCCGGAAGGCTGGAACACGGCAACGATCCGGTAGCCCGTTGGATGTACGGAAACGCAACCTATCGCAAGGACCCTGCCGGCAACATCAAGCCGGACAAGGAGCGCGCCGCCGAGAAGATCGACGGCGTGGTTGCCGACATCATGGCGCTCGGGCTTGTCAGCAAGGGGACCGAGCCGGACCGGCAGTATCAGATCATGGTGTTCTGATGGGACATGACTGGATCGTTGTTGGCGCTCGACGCTGGGGCATCTGCTGCGGCTGCTATCAGGTACGGCGCGGCGGCATGTGGCGAGACGATCCTTCGATGGTCGGGCCGTGGCCCGGCTATAGGCCGACACCGGCCGTCTGCAAAGGAGAGCGACGATGAGACAGCTTCCAGAGGTCAACCGTTCGTTCTCGGTCCTTGAGGTCAAGGCGGTCGACGAGGAGCAGCGCATCATCACCGGCGTCGCGACCACGCCCGAGCCGGACCGGGTCGGCGACATCATCGAGCCGATGGGCGTGAAGTACCGCAATCCGTTGCCCCTGCTGTGGCAGCATCGTTCGTCGGAGCCGGTCGGCAAGGTGACGTTCGACAAGCCGACCAAGGACGGCATCACCTTCAAGGCGCAGCTCGCCAAGGTAACCGAGCCCGGCAAGCTGAAGGATCGCATCGACGAGGCGTGGCAGAGCATCAAGCTTGGGCTGGTGCGCGCGGTCTCAATCGGCTTTCGTGCCATCGAGATGTCGTTCCTCGATGACGGTGGCATTCGCTTTTTGAAGTCAGAGGTCCTGGAGTTGAGCTTGGTGACGATCCCGGCCAACCAGGACGCGACAATTTCGTCGATCAAGTCGATTGACGACATGCAACTGGCCGCGTCCGGCCGACATGGGAGAGATGCTCCCTTCCCTCCCGGCGTCTCGGGATCACCGAAACCCAAGGCCAAGGAGGCCATCACCGTGAAAAAGACAATCACAGAGCAGATCAAGCAGTTCATCGACACCCGCGACGCCAAGCAGGCCGAGATGACTGCGCTGATGGAGAAGGCGGCCGACGAGAGCACGACGCTCGACGAAGCCGAGAAAGAGAAATACGACACGCTTGCGCGCGAGATCAAGGAGATCGACGAGCACGTCGCTCGCTTGAAGGCGCACGAAGTGACGATGAAGGCGCAGGCGGTGGCGGTGGCGGGCAGCGATCCGCAGAGTGCGGCCGCGTCTCGTGCCGGCGTCGGCCACAACTCGGACGCGATGGGCATCACGCGCGTGCAGGTGCTGCCGACGCAGTTGCCGAAGGGCACGGCGTTCACCCGGTATGTTCTGGCGATGGTCCGCGCCAAGGGCAATCGTCTCGAAGCGCTCGACAACGCCAGGATATGGCGCGACAGCTCGCCAGAGGTCGAGAAGGCGTTGAGCATCGACGTGCCGAGCATCATGAAGGCGGCGATTGGTGCCGGCACCACGCTCGACTCGACGTGGGCGTCTCCGCTGGTGGCCTACACGATCATGGCGTCGGAGTTCATCGAGTTGCTCCGACCGGCCACCATCATCGGCCGCATTGCCGGCTTGCGTCGGGTGCCGTTCAACATCCAGATGCCGCGCACCACGACCGGTTCGTCGGTCGGCTGGGTTGGGGAGAACGCGCCGAAGCCCGTGACCGCGATGGCGTTCGACACCGTGACCCTGCGCTGGGCCAAGGCTGCCGGCATCATCGTGCTGACCGAGGAGCTGGTGCGTTTCAGCAATCCTTCGGCAGAGGCGGTGGTCCGCAACGACCTGATCGAGGCCATGACGCAGTTTCTCGACCGTGACTTCGTCGATCCGGCCAAGGCCGAGGTGCTAAACGTCTCGCCGGCGTCGATCACCAACGGCGTTACGCCAGTAACGGCGACGGGTACGACCGCAGCAGCGTTCCGTGCTGATGCGCGGACCATGTTCCAAGGCTTCCTCACCGCAAATCTCGGCACCAGCGGCGGGACCTGGATCATGACCGAGAGCATGGCACTGTCGCTCGGCATGATGGTCAACGCTCTCGGCCAAGCGGTGTACCCTGGAGTGAGTGCTTCCGGCGGCACGCTGCTCGGCTATCCGGTAGTGACATCGGAGAACCTTCCGGGCACCGGCGGCTCGCCGGCGGACGGCAGCCTGATCATCTTCATGAAGCCGTCGGAGATCATGCTCGCCGACGACGGACAGGTGGTGATCGATGCCAGCCGCGAGGCCTCGGTGCAGATGGACAGCACGCCAGACAGCCCGCCGACAGCTTCGAGCAACATGGTCAGCTTGTGGCAGATGAACCTGACGGCGCTCCGTGCCGAACGCTGGATCAACTGGAAGAAGCGCCGCAGCACCGCGGTCGCCTACATCCAGAACGCAAAGTACGCGGAGTAAGTCGGTCCATAGCCCTCCGGCAAATACCGCGTGCCCAGTCGAGACCGGGAGTCGGCTCTTCCTCCCTGCTTCCGGTCTCGGCTTCCAAAGGGAGGATCACATGCCTCGACTGAAAACCAAATCACAGGTCACGTACGCGACGAAGGTGATGAAGCCGGGCGATGAGTTCGACGCCAGCGACTACGATGCCAGCATGCTGATCGGCTTCGGAATTGCAGAGTTGGTCAAGGTGAAGGAAGAGCCACCACCACCGCCACCGCAACCGGAGCCGGAGGGATCGGAGCCGGAGCCATCAACGGAGCCGCGACGGTATCGCCGTCGTGACATGAAAGCCGAGAGCTGATGCGCATCTTCGGTTACGAGGTCTCGTTCTCGAAGGCACCGGTGCCGGTGACCTCGTTGCCGGCCTCGATGACAAACGGCGGCTGGTTCAACGTCATTCGCGAGCCATTCACCGGCGCATGGCAGCGCAATATGGAGTTGCGCCAGCAGACCATCCTGGCGTTTCACGCCGTCTACGCCTGCATCAAGCTGATCTCGTCCGACATTTCGAAATGTCGCCTGCGGCTCGTCGAGATGGACAGCAACGGCATCTGGCGCGAGGTCGACCGGGCCTCGCCATACTGGCCGGTGCTGCGAAAGCCGAACCGATACTCGAACCGCATCAAGTTCATCGAGAACTGGGTGATCAGCAAGCTGATCCACGGCAACACCTATGTGTTGAAGGAGCGTGACGCTCGCAAAATCGTCGTCGCGATGTACGTCCTCGATGCGACGCGCACGCGCGCCGTGGTCGCTCCAGATGGCTCCGTCTACTATCGCCTCTACACCGATAACCTGATCGGCATCGAGGAGGGCGAGATTTCGGTGCCGGCCTCGGAGATCATCCACGATGTGATGGTGCCGCTGTATCATCCGCTCTGTGGCGTTTCTCCGCTGACCGCATGTGGCATCGCGGCGGCGCAGGGCTTGATCATCCAGGGAGCATCGAGCGAGTTCTTTGCCAATGGCACCCGCCCGGGCGGCGTGCTGACGGCCCCGGGCATGATCAGCAAGGATAACGCTGACCGCATCAAGGACTACTGGGAGCAGAACTACGGCGGCAACAACTTCGGCAAGGTCGCGGTTCTCGGCGACGGGCTGAAGTACGAGGCGATGTCGGTGAACGCCGTCGATTCGCAATTGATCGAGCAACTGAAGTGGACCGCGGAGGTGGTGGCGACCGCGTTCAACGTGCCGGCCTACAAGATCAACGCCGGGCCGATGCCGGCGCACAACAACATCGAAGCGCTGGATCAACAATATTATAGTCAGTGCCTGCAGCACCTGTTCGAGTGCATCGAGCTTGGCCTCGACCACGGGCTCGGGCTGACCGAAGTGCCGGACCGCATCTACGGCACCGAGTTCGATACCGACGACCTGCTGCGCATGGACACCGCGACGATGGTCGAGGCCGAGGCGAAGGCAGTCGGTGCCGGCATCAAGAAGCCGAACGAGGCGCGGCACCGCATGAACCTCGGGCCGGTCCCGGGTGGCGACACGCCCTACATGCAGAAACAGAATTACAGTTTGGCCGCTCTCAACAAGCGCGACACGCAGGCCAATCCATTCGACGAAGGCCCGAAGACGCCGATCACGCCGCCCGATCCAGAAGACGCCGCCGACGACACTCCGGCAGACGCTGCCGACGAACCGGCAAAGGGCATCGACATCGAGATGCTGCCGATGCTCGCGTCGATGTCGCTGCGGCGTCGTCTCGGTCTCATAGAGTGGTGACATCATGAACCACGCCGAGCTTGATGTGCTGACGACGGCCTTCGCGCCGGCGATCAAGGAGTTCGTGGCGCAGGGCTTCAAGGAACGCGATGACAAGATTGCAGAGTTGTCGAAATCTCTGTCACGCGCGTTGAACAGCATTGTCGAATTGACGGCGCGCGTCTCGGAGCTGGTCCTGAAGGAAGGTCCTACAGGCAGGGACGGCATCGACGGCAAGGACGGTACCGACGGCAAGGACGGCATCGACGGCAAGGACGGCGTGAACGGAACCGACGGCAAGGATGGGCTGCCGGGGATCAACGGCATGGACGGCATTGATGGTCGCAATGGTGTTGACGGAATTCCTGGTGAAGCTGGCATGGTCGGTCCTGCTGGGCGTGATGGTGTTGACGGGGTTGCTGGCGCTGCTGGCGCTGCTGGCGAGCGCGGCGATCCTGGACTGGCTGGCAAGGATGGTCGCGACGGTCGAGACGGATTACCGGGATTGAACGGCAAGGACGGTTTCGGTTTCGACACCATGGAGAAGGCGGAGACCGAGACGCAGTATGGCATCAAGTTTGTCTGCGGCAGCGAGGTGAAGGAGTTCTTGTTCGACAAGCCGCAGCCGTTGCCATCGCCGACATTGGCGGACTGGTACAAGGGCGTGTGGCGCGATGGTTCATCATACAAACGGGGTGATTGCGTATCTCTGCAGGGCTCTTTGTTTCTCGCAAAAGCAGATACATCGTCGCGTCCGGCGACATCGCCGGAGTGGCAGTTGATGGTCAAGCGCGGCGACAAGGGCAAGGACGGCAGTGACGGCAGAGATGGCGCACAAGGTCCCCAAGGCAAGCCCGGGCGCGACCTGACGCAGATCGGGCCGGACGGCCAGCAGGTCAATAGGTGGTGATGTGTCGCTCCGACTGATCACGCCAGCCACCGCGCTGCCAGTCTCCCTGGTCGAAGCGAAGTCGCATTTGCGCGTGGACTTCACCGATGACGACACGCTGATCGGCATGTACATCGCGGCAGCTGCGGGCCACGTCGATGGCAAGGACGGCATGCTCGGCCGCGCCCTGGTGGACAGCACCTGGGAGCTGGTGCTCGATGCCTTCCCATGCAACGAAATCAAGATACCGCTGCCGCCGCTGATCTCGGTGACCAGCATCAAGTACGACGACAGCGCTGGCAACGAACAGACCATCGCCGCGAGCCAGTACACCGTCGACAACGTCAGGGAGCCGGGCTGGGTGCTGCCGGCGACGACATGGCCGGCGACCTTCGCCGGCGTCAACTCGGTCCGTATCAGGTATCGTGCCGGCTATCTCGACACCAGTTCGCCGCCGATCACCGAGGTGCCGGCCGACATCAAGGCTGGAATGCTGATGATGATCGGGGCTTTGTACGCGCAGCGCGAGACGGTGGTGGAGGGTCAGTCGATTGAGCAGGTTCCCGGCATCGCCTCGGCTGAGGTATTGTTGCGTCGCCGGCGCGTCGAGCTGAGCATGGCATGAGGAGGAAGGCATGACGGAACGTTTCACCGCACTGCAGGACTTTTTCTGCGACGTGACGAAGAGCCAGTACATCACTGGATTGAACTACAACATCGACAACGAGCCGCTTCGCGCTCGCGTCGAGCAGTGGGTCAAGGAAGGCAAGGTCGGCGTCATTGAAAATCTAGACGCAAGGGTCACGGGCATCGGCACAGTGAGCTAACCAAGGAGAAGGAAAATGGCTGTCACGCATCCGACGGCGACTCGCACCGCGGTCGCAGACTTCATCTGCAGGGGCACCGCTGCGGCTACGACCGGGCTTAACGTGCAGGGCGGTACGCCGCCCGCAAAGATCGTGTTTCAGACCGCGGGCAGCGCGACGGTCGCGACGTTGATCC